CATTTGTAGGCCATGATTACCCACCTAGCAAGGTGCTTGCGCCCAATTGACCTTGTGGCACTGCATCACCGCTGNAGCCAGTTAAAATGGTGCCTGAGTTTGTTGCTCCGCGAGAGCTAGCAATGTTTTTACGTTTGAATGTTTCCTGCTCAGGCGCTTTCTCTGCTTGAGGTGGCACGATTGGTGGTGGTGCCGCTGGTATTTTTGGTGTACTTCCTAATCCACACATGACGAAACTCCTATGACGTTATGTGTGGATTTTATGGCTGACTAGGAAATGCTAACGCACCCTAATAATTGGCTAGTGGGTCATACTCTCGATTGTTATTGTTGACTGCTCCATGTGCGAACTTCTCAATAGCGCTGCGTGGCTTCTTCACTACTGGCATGGCAAAGGTTAATACTAGCGAATCAGCCTTGTTTGGTGATGGCTGTCCTCGCTTCTTCATATCTTTCTTAGATTCAATCTGAATTTTACCGTCTAATCTAGGCACGGTTTCAGGACCGATCAATTCACGGTAAAGCTCTTGGTCATTTGGTATTGCGCCACCTTCTTTCAACCAATCACGTGCGAGCTTCCACATTTCGGCACGCTTATTCAAGCATCCTGCATCGCCTGATTCACCACTAAACCAAACAATTTGCCATGATCTGCCCATCGTTCTACCTGCTGAGATAATGCCAGTACCATAGCCACCATCCACAAACACAGCATCAGCCTGATGTTGGTCTTCTAACTGAGCTATGATGTTAGCTACATAAATATCATTATCGTTCTTAGGCATAGTCCTGAGTATTTCAAACTTCAACCCTTGCCGCATTGATATAACAAGCGCATCGTCACCTTCCCAAGCAGGATCACACGTAATAATGCGAGGTGCAAAATCGTATTGGTCTTTGCGTAAGTGCTTATTGAAAGCATTATCAACATCATTAGTTGAAATGAATTGCTTGAGTGATAGTGAAGGGAACATACCACGCACGCGCACCTTTACAAAGTCACTATTCTCGCCATAATCTTCCACCCATTCAGCAATCAGTTTCTTATTAGTAAGCTTTACTGTGCGTGAATCTACTTGGCGCGTATTCCATCGAGTGCGCTGTCCATTAAAGCAACTATGAAACTTGCCGCTATTACGTGTTGGATTGCCGAAAGCAAACACCATGGGTTCACCATCGGTTAAGCCACCCTCTGCCACTTCCCAAATCACATCAGGCACCGCAGAAGCTTCATCGAAGATATAAAACGAGGTAGAGTTGGCCGCGTGCTGTCCAGCAAATGATTCTGAGTTTTCTTCGCGGCAGGTTTGCGCAGAGCAAAACCATGATTCAGGCGCTTCTTTGTGATATAGCTTAGTGGTGTTAATTTCAAACCAGTGCGCGGTGATGGATAGCTTTACCCATTTCTGAATTTGCGCCCATGTTTTAGTTTCAAGCTGTGCGCCAGTGTTAGCAGTCACCGTGCCTTGCGCATAAGGCCTGGTTGACATAATCCATGATACTAACCAGCCAGTCATTGCCGATTTGCCAATACCGTGACCTGAGCTTACTGCCTCACGAATGGCATCAACGGCATTAACACCATCAAATCCGTGCGCTTTGACTTGCTTGCTGATGTTATCAAGAAACTCACACGCCCATACATCAGGGCCATATTTACACTTGAATCTCGATTTGTATGGTTCTTCAAGCTCAACCAGTTGTAATGCTGGGTTACTATCCCACGGGAATGCAAAGATAACGTAGCCTAATGCATCGTCATAATACTTGCCTATCTCACGCGCTAAATCAACATCGGCCTTACTGAACACGCGCTCTCGCTTTCGCTATCTCGTTAGCTAAACTGATTTCGCCAGTAATCTCAACTTTCTCTGTAACAAAACCAAGCAACTTAGCCTTTGACATTGTTGCTTGATTAGCCGCACCAGCTTGCACGGTTTCAGCGCATAAAGCAGCCTTTCTATTCTCATCAAGCTCATTAAGAATATCATCTAGCGTTTCCTCTCTGCGCTTTTGAGCGTCTTTTAAGCGTTCATCAATATAAGACTTCACCTTAACACTTGTTAACAACCTGGATGCTTGTTGTTCAGCAGTCTTATGCGAGAATCCAGCAGCAATAGCCGCACGTTTACCGTTGCGGTCTATTAACCATTCATCTGCAAATATTTTATGATTAGGCCTTAACTTACCCATATCTATACCCTACCCCATCAAATCAATCATTGGCGCACCCATTCAATTACACCAAGTGCGATAACTTAATATATCACGCACCGTTCTAATGCTCACCTTAGCAAGCTTTGATAGGCGCTTGTAACCCCACTGGAAAACCTCATGTAGATGTCTAAGCATATCTACCTGATTTGAAGTTAACTTGTGCTTGTGATGTGATTCACCGTATCTTGAATTTTTCATGCTATTCACTCCTTAACCTATCAGGCAAAATTACCTCGTCACCACTAAAAACCATTTCATGAGCAAACTTTTTTGCACCACCAGGCAGATGCACTAGATAGCCTTGATTCTTAATCACTGTGTAGCAGCACTTAATGCCATTTACGATAATGACTTCTGAATCTGTCCAGCTTGATGTTTTGTTATTAAAAATGGCTTCTAGCTGTTTGTTCATCTAAAACATCCCCATCGTTGAACCAATATGCACCTTGCCTGTTTTAGTTGGCACTCTTGGTACGTGTCGCATACCTACCACCATTACGCCACTTACATACGCAGGCTTCACCGCTTTCTCATCTGTTTGTTTTTTCTTAATCTCTCTAACTTCTGGATAAACGTAAACATCCTTGATCGCTTTCCATAACTTACAAGATCTCGTTCCTGGCTTCTTGTAAAGTCCTGCTTCTTGCAGATAGCCGTTATCTTTCAATTCATAAAAGTGATAATTGATTCTTGGCACTGAAACATCCTGATCAATGGCTAAGTGCATTTGACCAAATGTGGCACCGCCATCACGTTTAAAGAAGTCGAGCATCCTCTGGCGATACTCAGTTACTTCTTTAGCAATTTCTTCTTGCAATCTAATACCTTTGCCTTTGATGTACCCCATTACGCTGCTAACCTCTCTTGTTTTTCTTGGCTCAGTTCAATTACTGTTGCGCTTTGTGATTTGTTATAGCCGCGCTTGATTGTGATTGGCTCAAATAGCTTGTCATCAACGCCAATTGCACGCGATACGCCATCAATCTTGCTCTTTACGCATGCCAGTAAGTTGTCTAGGTCTCTATGGCGCTTATCGCTTTGCACAAAGGTAATAGTTAGCGCGATCTTGTCATCACGGAACTTTTGCCCGGTCATTGCCATTTTTGTGCGATAAAACGCTTCGCTGAATGCACTGTCTTTTGCACCTTTGGTTGCGCCCCAATGTCTGCCGTTTTTACGGTTAGGCATTAGTGACATATCTGGATAGGCAAGCTCAATAATCACATCAATCCTTTTTCTTTTAACTTAATCTGTGTTTCGATCACGCCTTCTAGGTGCGCGAGTTTTAATTCTGTTTTGCTGTAATTTGTCTTAACTCTTCCGTCCACTGCGTCATGGCAACATGAACAAGCGTAAGCGCCGAACTGATCTGCCACCTTGATTCCTACGCCATGCCCAAAACGCACACCATTCAAATGTGCAAATACAACAGTTTCATGGTTGCGGTTGCAAACGCCACCTAAACGGATGGTGCAATCTTCACCACGAGCGCTTTTTGTTATCTCGCTCATGCAAACCTCAACATCTTCTCTACTACGTTATTAACCTCTTCGCGGCCTGCGTATGTGCTCAAAACATCAGCAAGCAATACATCAAGGCAACGGTTGTAAACTTCTTCAAACTCTGGTTGCTCCATCCGTGCGAAGCTGATTGATTTAGGCTCAAGTCTTAAGCGACCATCTAGCCCGAATGTCTGCTCATAAAAGCCTGCGGCAATCAGCACATCAGCACGGAATATTTCAAAGTTCTTTTGGACTTCGCGGCCTTTGTAGCTTTTATGCTTGCGCTGCGGTTCCCATGCATCAAAGCCTAGGTTCAACATTGCAAAAAACTTGCGGTGATGGCGGCTATTGCGTGGTAACTTTGCCTCGATAGAACACAACTCACCCTCTTCAAGTCTGCTTAAGCGCGTCTTGAAGTTTTTGTAAGCAACCTGATCGGCTTCACTCATTCCGCGAAGTGAGCCGTCTGGTAGCTTTACTAAGGTGATAGTTGTCATCAGTGTGAATATCCAAAGGTTACAGTTGCGGTTATTGCAAGCGCCGATAACCAATAGCAAACATCTGCCACACTTCCAGCAAAGCACCATCTAACTGCGTTGATTAGGTACAAGGCCATGATTAGGTAGTTGAATGCTTTAGGGTCAGTGAATATAATCATTACTACCACTCAACCTTTGCAGGCTCTTCAACAGCACGCTCTTTTGCCTCAAACTTAGGGCAAGCCTTAGCCAGCCAAAAGTCTTTGAAGTTAGCGCGAACAGGGTTAGGCTCGAAGCGCTTGCAAAACTCACGGTCTGCGCATACGTGTGTGCCTACTGGTGACTGTCCATGGCAATTTTCGTAACTGTTGATTGGTAAAGGCTTGTTCATGGTTAACCTACTTAGCTTCTTTTGTATTTTGATAATTAACCATTTCACCTGCAGCGTTACGCTTACAAGTGAACGCATAGTTTTTGTCTGAATAGCCTATTACTTCATGCTTTTCGTTGTAATGACGAATAACTGTTTTGTCGCCTTTACCTATAATTTCTAGTGTGTTTGCCATGGTTATCATCCTTGTTTAAAAAGTTGTTTAATCTCAGCCCTTGATTGAGCTGCCGTTTTTACTGCCTTCACTTCACTCTCACCGTTAGCTTTCTTTTCACCAGTGAATACTTGCGTTCCATTTGTTGCGCGGTAGGTGAAGCTAAAACCTGCCGCATGCATTTCATTGATGAATTGATTGCAGGTTTTCTCGGTCATGCTGCCGCCTGTTTTTTATTAGGATTAATCACAAACCTAACCACCTCTGGCTTGCGCTTTGCCTTGCTAACCTGCGCTGATTGTTTGAAACTTAATGGCGGCGGCAATTTAACCAAGCCAAGCTTGCTAACCTTCTCAAGCATATAGTTTGAAATGCCAACGCCCTTGGCTATCTCGGTGCGATTGGCTCTTGGGTTGCTTTCCATAAAGTCTTTGATAGCTTTTACTGTTTGCTCGGTGCTCATGCTGCA